TCAATAGGCATTCCAGCCTGTTGCTCTAACTGTTTTTCAATTGCAGTCACTGGCACGTTTAGACCAATAAATCTAGTAGCATCCTGCTTGTCCGTAACCCTGACCCATTTCTCATTAGTCCAAAATTGCCGCATTCTTAGATATACCTGGTTATAGACGCGCTTCTTAAACGCTGAGTGACCGGAAAACACACGAGCCAGCTCAACCATTCCCGATTGTTGACGAGCAATAAAAGCACGCCCAGAGACCGCGCCCTGGGTTCTGCCTGCAAGCTCAGGGTTTGTTCCTACTGAATCCATTGCCTGAGTCGCATCACGGTAAAATTCAAGCTGTGCCCTGCCTAAATCCTGATTGTCATCGATAGTAACTTCAGCCTGCGGTGACTTAATTAGATACGACTCAGCTTTTGACAGCTCACTCAAAACCTGGCTTCTTGACATTTCAGGGAATGCACCATGGTCTGCTATCACTTTTTTGCGTGATAGCATGTAGAGACCCTTTGATCTCCTATGATTGATTTCGTCTTGCACATCAATCAGCCGCTGCATATACCCCCAGCGTGCGTTATCTCTATCTATATAGTCAGAGTCCATTTCGATTGGGCACATCGGAACACCATCTTCATCAAGATAGGGCGAATCTTCCGGATCGATAATAACCAAATCACCGGAATAATAAATTAGTTTCCATTTACCCTTTTCTTTATAAAATTCTTGGTTAATTCTTATTCGTTGTCTTTCGCTATCATTCCAGTAGTTTGGACGGTCTGAGAACGTCTCATCTTCTTGAGAGTTATCAACTGCGTGCCTGATCTCTTCTTCTTTAGCAGGATTCAGCTCTATCGCATCATCAACATCGAGCCAAAGCGTGATACCAAAAAAACTACTGTCTGAAAAATCTTTATTGCGCGAGTAAGGATCATAATAGATTCTATCCCACGAGATACGCCTGGGCTCAATAACAAACCCTCTGGGGCCTTCTCGTACCTCTATTATGATTGCGCCATAACCCTCGACTATCTTATCTTCAAAGCAGTTACTAAAGGCATTATCTAAGTCTTGCTTGCTCTCAACGTATCTCAAAGCATCAGTTATAGCTTCCGCGCCTTTCTCATGTTTTGGGTGAACTGGTAGCGCCTTGGGGTCTGATCGGTTCTGCACCTCAAGGCCACAAATTGAGTCCACTTTCTGTGAGAATTGATCAAAAACAATAGGCGCTTGTTTCCGTGCGTTAAGAGTAGCTATCTGCTGCGCTGTCCACTGTTTTAAATCTCGATAATCGCGGCGCTTTTCTGCTGCTTCTCTGGCGCTATGAGTAACATTTAGAAAGTTCTCAAACCTTCGCCTATGGCTACTTGCTGTTGCTTCTGTTTTTAGCTTGTCAGCCATGATTCGTCCTCGTCGTCGTCTGCCCAGTATCCATCTTGATTTTTTGTTTTATCATCGCAAACTGGCACGATTGCGGGGTGCGCCATATTAATGGCCATCCCCATTAGAGCGCAAACATCAACAGAGTGATCATTTGCGCCAGCAGGAAAAGCTACAAGCTGATCAATTAAACGCTCGCCCCAGTCGCACAAAGGGATATGAACCATTCCCATCGATGCCATGCCCTGAAACGCTCTAGCCATTGCCACCTTATCGCCAGACCTTGAGATCCATTCCCATCGTGGGTATATCTTGCGCTGCTTTGCTCGCATTTTCTGAAAAGGTTCAACAGCCCGCCTAATTTGCCCAGTCTCACCAAAAACAGCAAAAGGTTTGTGATTTTGTATCATATCAAGTTGTGAATCGATCCACTTATCCGATGTCGTTTGACCATACCACCAGTCAGTGATCCACAATTCATCCTGTGCGTCAATCCCAAAGTTGGCAAGCTCAGTAAAATCTGCTGTTGTATCTTCAGTCACCGCGAAATCGGATGATTGATAATTGTTAACCTTTGGCTCATCACCGAGCTTGAAGCGCTTAAACCATTCACGCTTAAAAAATGTGCCTTCGTCAGGCGTCGGGCTTTGCTGGTAAAGCGCTTCCCAATCTCTGTGGGTTATCTCGCTTTTGATATCTTTAAGGGCTTCAAGAGGGTACCATGCAGGCCATAGTGCTTGTTCATTGTCTGTGCCCTCACCAGATATTGCTTGCAATTTTACACGATGCCATCTATCGCCTTGCTCTTTAATCAACCGCCCCGCTAAATCATCCTCATGCCATCTCGTGAGAATTAAAATAATAGCGCCACCTGGCATTAAACGAGTGCGCAGTGTTGAGCTGTACCAATTCCATACAGTGTTTCGATTCAATTCAGAATCAGCTTCCTGACGATTCTTGAATGGATCATCGATTAAAGCTATGTGAGCACCGCGTCCAGTTATTGGGCCACCAATACCAACGGATACATAAATGCCTCCATCTGTCGTATGCCACCTATTAGCAGCCCTGGAATCCTCAGACAGCCTTGTATCAAAAACAGATTGATAAGACGCGCTGTTGACAATATTTCTCACCTCTCGCCCAAAATCAAGAGCGAAGTCCCCCGAATAAGTGGCGCTGATGATTTGTTTTGTTGGATGTTTGCCTAAAAACCATGACGGAAACCGCCGAGAGCCAAGCTCAGACTTGGTATGCCTTGGTGGTGCCTCAATCAGCAGCCTGTCAATCTCTCCACGCTCAACTGCCTCAAGAGCGCCAGCAATAATATGATGGTGATCTGAAGCCTCAAAACCAGGCATCGTGTATTCAGTGTAAGCTATCAGACTCTTTCTCGCTGCCCGCCTGTTCAGCAGCTCTTGCGCGGCTTGCTGCGGCGATATTGAGTAGTTCACTGTCTGTGAGTTCTGCGGCATCTGTTATTTCTCTTACCGTAGCATCTATTTGCTGTATGGCTTTCCCATCAACACGATCAAAGATCTCTTTAATCGCTTGCATGTCGCCATCAAGCGCCTTAGCTATAAGTACATCAGCAAGATCATCTATCTTCTGACGCTCTTCTAGCCTTTTTGCTAGCCTGGAAGATAGCCGTCTGCCTTTTGCTGCGTTGCTGTTTCCCGGCTGTCCGCCCTTTCTGCCATTAGTCATTCGATTCGAAATAAACCTTTGATTTAGTAATAATAATCATTGTCATAATATGTCGCAGGATATTCAAAATAAAAATACACTCTAATTTTAAAAGTTCTCGGAGTTGCATTGTCAGTTGTGATAGATAGATCGATGTGTGCGCTAGTATTTGGCTCGCCAGCAGACACAAAAAAAGTGCTAACTTGGCCACTGCTAGAGTTAGAGTCTACTGTAACATTGCTAGCTGTGACAGTTTGGCTAGCAATGCTCTCGCTAGACTCTAGATACTCTTTCCAGCTCACCTTGTAGTCCACAGTGCTATCACTGTGTTTATAAACTTTATATGTTCTCTGATCTGGGATAACATATAAAAAATTTTGAGGGATAGTCATTATGCTTCTATCACAGCAATATTTAGCGAAGAGCCTTGAGGTATAGCTAAATACTCAGTTTGTCCTGCGATCATTTTGCGATTAGAGGTTGTCGCTGTCGGGCTTGAACCAACGGCAAAATGTGAATCAGCATCCACATGTATTCTTACAAGTCTTGTAGCATGGTTCAAAGCTGAGCCCTGCACAGAAGAAGTTGTAAAGGTTACAGTTTGCTCGGACAAAGGAGGCTCTAGAGGCGCTTGTAAGCTGCTCCCTGAGCTTTTTCCAATCGCTTTAAATTCTGCGATATAAAGTGTGCTCATGCATAGTACCTTAAGTTATAATAAATTATACCCAATTTTGATTATATCACAACCTTTTAGCTTTGATAGTTTTTCTCTTTGCGCACTTCATGCGCTAAATCATAAAGCTAGATATTCATCATTTTGCCAATCGAGGCAATTGCGTGAACTGTCCTCGTGCTAATTTCATTACTCGTTGAATCACCTACTGTTGTGATAACACTAGTTTCCACGCTTCCGTCTGACACATGCCATAGCTTAACCGTAAAAGATCCGTTTCCGGAACCGTCAACGCTGAATCGACCGGTTGCATTTCCATTAGACAGCTCCCAACTTATTGTTCCGCCTGCGTAAGAAATAGGAACGTTAAGTTGATCAGTGTCAGCAACAGTGGCGTCTTTGAGCACAGATTCTGTTGTTGTTATATCAGCGTCAGCAGCACTAAGCTTAATAGCCTGCCTGCCTGTCGCCGGTCTGTAGTCTATCGTCTGAGTGTCAGATAGTGCGCCATTTGTTGTCACTCTGCCGCTTATTGTGTGGTTGTCGTCAGTGAACGGGACAGCAGCCGAGCTAGCTTGAGTGATCGTCGCAGTGATAGAGCCATCCGCCCATGCTGACACAGAGGCAGAATCGGTTTGTGATGCTCCAGTTATTTCAACAACGCCTGTGCCCTGAGTAGCTTCAAAGCCATCACCCGAAACCGCCGCTACTTCTGTATCTCTGACTATATCAGCGACACCGAATGCTGTGATAACCGGAATTAACGTTATCGCAGTAGTTGATACTATATTAGAATCATTACTTGCCTGATCAGATTGTACAAAATGCGCATAATAAGAGATACCGGCAGGGTCCATAGAGACTGAAAATGTTTTTGCTCCTGCTGTGCTTAAAGATTGCGAGTCGGAATCTTCAGCCGCTGCGCCGGTGTGATCTTGCCCAGCTTTTATTTGCGCCACGCTGGGCGTTGTAGCTGATTCTGTAACGACGCAATATAGAGTTCCTGTCCCTTCATCTGTCGTACATCCAACCGTAGCGCCTGATCCAGTTATGCTTGTGGAGGTCGGCAAACTGAGCACTGGCGGGGTAACATCGCCATCATCAACTGCGCCAATATTCCAAGTCGATGGCCTTACGACTCCGTTTATGTCTGTAGTTACTGCGTAATTGCCATCTCCACTTAAATCTACACCTAAATCTTTTGCGCCAGTATCCGACCCGTCTAAGTCGTAGTCTGTAGCACTTACGAAAGTAAAAGTCTGCGAAGTCCTATCGTTAGCATTACCTGCCCCGGTCACAGTGTAACCGATGCTTGCGTTATCAGTAGAGTTATAATCTGTTCCTGCCGCGAATGTCCCGGTCGCGTCAGTCGTGTTACTAGTAAATATAGAATTTTTAGCAACAATTAAGTCAGCAGATGCTCCGCTGAAATTTATCGCTGTACCGCATCCTGAAAATGTATTTGAATATGCGTATGTTACGCCGGATGTTCTTGTAGACAGCATTCCGTCATTCGGAATATCTTCTAATATACAAGATGACATATAGAAAGGTGTGTTAGTGCCATACAAGACGCCTCTGTTAGCGCTACCGCCCGTTCCTGTATATTTGATGTAGCAGTTCTTTAGCTCTCTATAACCGGCACCTCCTGCTGTCAGATTTAAAAAGGTCTGACTTGCTGCAGTTTTTGCCATCCTGAACTGCAAACCTTCAATCAAGATATCGCGACTAGCAGAAATCATCGTGCCAGAAGTTGAGTCGATTAAAGAAAGAGATGTGCTAAACTCGCTCGATGCGTAATACGCACTAGCCGCTACTAACCATACATAATTAGTAGCGTTTGTTGTGTATCCTGTAAGCGCCAGAGATGCTGTTTCAGATATCGCGATGCTTGAGGGATTATGAATTTCAAAGCGTAAAATTTCGTCAGAAGTTACAATATCTCTTTGCTCGCTAGATAAAGCTGTGACGATAGATGTATAAGCATCGGCTAAGCTAGTGCCATCATTAGCCCCCGTTGCTCCAGCGTCAATATATATCGTTGTGATAGTAGGCATTAGGCAACATACTCCAGAGCGCCAATATCAGGGCTGGAATCGCGAGTGATACCATTTTGATCTATATTAATGGCTAAAGAATAACCCCCCGCTGCGATTCCGCTAAAATTGGTTAAAAACTGCTGATAAACAGTAGTCGAAGTCCCCGGCACAAAAACGTTTGCTGTGCCAGCATTTCGGCATGGAGAGCCAGATTGCAAATTGAAATCTTGTGAAGCTGGGTTGACTAAAAGCGGATCAGCTGATACAGCGTTAGCTTCTAGCCCAGTGTTAGTTTGAAATGTAGATAAATTCTCTGTTGTTGTACCGCGATCAAAACTAACTGCGTGAGTGGGTTCGTAATAGCAATTATTATCTATAATAGCATTAGTATATCCAGATGCGTCAGCAAACATCAGAGAATGGCCATCACTACGATTTCGGCCAGTAATAACATTATTTAATATCGCCACGCTTGGGTCATTTGCAGTTTGTATTCCCTTGCTGAAATCATAAAAAGTATTATGTAAAATTCCGCCAGTGCTTGATCCGCCTCTAAACTGAATACAAGCAGTATCTCCAAAAGCCGTATCACCATCATATCCGCCCGTGTCTACTGCTGCAGTGTCGTAGATGATGTTTCCGACATACCACATATCTGTTATGCCTGTACAATTAAACCCCATTCCGCACTGCCGCACGCGATTATTTATGAAGTAAACGCTATCACCATTATCGTGAGTAACAGATGCTAAAAAAGTGTTCGAAGCGGTTGTGTTAACTCGCTCGAAGTTATACATATCATTATCACTAACAACAATATATTGACAGTTTTTAATGTCAACTGCATTCTCAAAAGTGTTGCTCATGTCGTTTTTAGCAATCCAGACATATTTGCACCGATTAGCGTCTGGAGTTGTTGCGCTACCAACTTGAATGCAGTCTCCGCCAAGATTTCTAGAAGTGTTGCCGATATACCAAATATAAGCAGCGTCTTGCTCCGGCTTAAACGCGTGAAAATCGTTTTCAGTTGCAGACGCGTTATTCTCTCCGTAATCTTTTATTAGATTGTTAAAAAGTGTGACATATTGATTTATGTTATCAGCGTCATAGCCCTGATTTGATATTGCTGATTTATTGCCATAGTCTACGCCATCCCCAGATAACGTGCATTCGCGTACTGTAATATACGAACTTACATCACTAATAGCGTTAATGCCATTAACAGCAAATGAAACGCCATCAGGTCTAGAAAATTCGATGTTGTAAAAAATAACATGAGATGAGCCAGTCAAGCGGAATTCTTTATTTAATTTAGGCTTCTCATCACCCTCTCCTACAACAAAGCATTTTGATGGTATGGTTCCAGGCATTGTCATAGTCCATCTAGAATCCCCCGCGATAGTGTAAGCCGGGTACCCGCTACCGCCGACTATAATCATAACTGTTCCAGCACTAAATGACCCTTCAGGTATTGTAGCGCGAGGCTGATTAGGATAACCGTACGTGTTTGCAGTATCAGTGGCGCTTGGGTGTTGTGAATCGATGTAATAGAACAGCCCGTTGGAATCTTCTGAAAGCGGCCAATCTGAAGGGTCCGCAGGGCGAGTTATAGCAAGATTATTATATCCGTAGGAAAAAGCGGGGTGCGGTACTCCAACGGCATAAGCGCCAAGCTCCCACGAGCCTTTATTCGTGCCACCATGGTTAAACAATGAAAAGCTTTGAGTTGATGCTAATACCATAATGATTTTTCGGTTATGGATAATACCCAATAATAGCGTATAACTATTTTTTTTTCAATAAGTGCATATTAAAAATAAATATAACTAATTATAGTTGACAATAAATGGATATCTGGTTAGTATAATATTAACAGCGAACAGATAACCAGGAGATAACAAATGAAAACTTTCAACACACAAAAAGAACTACTTGACTTAATTGAAGATGATAGCAACGAGTTGGTAATACTTGGCGATATCACACTTAACTTTGATCTGGATTGTGAAAAATTGGATTTAATTACACATAGCATAAATTGCAAAAACATTAATGTAAGCTCAATAAATGCAGTAGACGGGATAAGAGCTGAAAATATAAAAACGAAGTATTTAGAGAGCGGTGATGTTCACGCAGAAACTGTAAAAGCTGAAACGATGTATATAGTAGATATCGATGCCAATGAGGTCGAGTGCGACGATATCCAACCAATGCATGGCGCTTGGTAGGGTTTTATAATTGGTGCTACCAGAGAAACCAATGAAAACTCTGGTAGCAGGAGATACAAATTATAGTTTATTTTTCCACTTTTGAAAAGGGTTCAATATGACATACAAGTATAATTTTTTACTAAGAAATGTTCCAAAAAACATAAAGGAATATCTATTTAATAGAGCAAAAAAAAATAGGAGGACAGTAAGCAACGAAATACTGGCAATATTAGATGCAGTTAAACAGCTAGATAAAGAGGGTAATAGCAATGGGAAAGACTGATGTTATGCAGCCATGGGAACCGTACGAATTATTAATCCTCGACGAAATTCAAGAAGGCGGATATGTAGAAATGTTGAAATTGCTTAGGTTTATATCGAAAATGGATCAAGTAGAGTCAAAAATTAAGAAAATTATATTTCAATACAATCAGGATAATAGCAATGAATGACAAAGATCATGAACTAAAACAAATGCTAACAGAAGAGTTATTGGAACTTTACAATCTTTTATGCACCGATGAAATTACACCGCAAGAGTGCTTGAGCAGTCTTGAAGATTTAGTGGATTTATACAAAGGAGAACATTTTTGAAACTATCAAAAGAAGAAATACAAGCTAATGATAAATCATTGCAAGCGATATGCGTAAACATAAGAATGATACTTGGCGTTCTGTCAGAAATGGAAGGTTTTGCAACAGTTAAAGAACAAGATGAAATGTCAGGGTATTATCAAGCGCTCGGGTTCTTTTTAAGACGTTATGCAATATTTAACGACAAAAAACCGACAAGGAAAGAATTTAAAAAAATTATAATGGACAATTTTAATGGATTATACTGATTCTGATAAGTATTATTAATACTTTTGAGTGAATTAATAATATAGATAATTAAGTTTTGTTGTTATACAATATATTTGTGCGTCGGAAAGGTTGCTGCCTTTTACGTCGGAAGATTGAGAGAAAGGAAAAATCCCCGTGTCAACCGACACACAAGATAATTATCCTTTCTCAAGCCTCCGAAGTCAACTTTTCCTTCCTATGATTTAAAGTGATGCATAAAACAGGTCGAAGTCCATAGCCTCCTGTATAAAAAAGCGACGGATGCCTTGCTGAGGCTTTAAATAAGCGGCGGAAACGTGACAATCGAGCTAACCGTAAACCCTGCTCTGAGTGCGCCCATTCTCAACAGGTGACCCAAGGCTTAAATGCATAGGTTGGCGAGATGATGCAGGCGGATCTTCATTATGGAGTGATGCGGGGGAACTAATCACCTTTGTGGTTAGTGTATCGAGTACCGTAGAGGCAGGATAATATTAATCTGGCAATTTTTGGATTGATTGATTGATATTTAAAAAACCCTGCAGCTAACTAGTTTACTAGACGAGAGCCTGATGTACATAGCTAGCATCGCTTATGGGTTCTTGGGGGAAAGAAGGGCAGGTGTGTCTAAAATAAAGTGACTAAAAGGGATGATAAGCATGAAAACAACAAAGCAAGAAAGTAGCTTAATAAATAAAGGATTATTATCAAATATGGAAAGCTTAATAGCCAAAGATAACTTTTCTGACAGGAGAAAAGCTAAGGAGCGAAGGGTAGGGATAGAGAAATTAAAAAAAGTCGCAGCAACAAGTTGGGGTGAGGTATGAGTAAAGAATGCTGCGCAAAAAAACTTCGCAAATCATCCTTGATCAGCACAAAGGAGAACATTTTCTTATTGACAAACTAAATCTAGTCTAATAATCTACCTATTAGACCAGGCAGGCCGGTATTGACAATAAAGGAGAAACTAATGGATAAAATTAAAGAATTAACTAAAGAGCAAGAGGAATACTTGCCGATATTTCGGGAAGAATGCAGAAAAATTGCCTTAAAATCAGATCCAATTGATAAAGATAATGCAAGAAAAGCGGTGAAAGATTTATATAAAGCAGCTGGGCAAGATGAGCCAGTAGTTTTATTTTTTGACTCTCCGCTTCAGTGTTTATTTGCTCGATTGATTTTAAAAAATTTACCATCGTTTGATGACCAGCTTTTGCACCATCTTAGTAGCAAGCTTTTTGGCCAGATTGATGACCAGCTTGATGACCAGCTTTTTAGCCAGCTTAGTGACCAGCTTTGTCGCAAACTTGGGGGCCAGCTTATTTACCAGCTTTGGGGCCAGCTTAAGAGACAGCTTAAGGGCCAGTTTAATGACCAGCTTAAAGACCAGTTGAGGAACCAGCTTTTCGGCGAGGTTAGTGACCAGATTGATTACCAGCTTAAGAGACAGCTTTTGAACCAGCTTGATGACCAGCTTTTGCACCATCTTAGTGGCAAGCTTTTGGACCAGATTGATGACCAGCTTGATGACCAGCTTTCTAGCCAGCTTAGTGAACAGCTTTGGCGCAAACTTGGGGGCCAGCTTATTTACCAGCTTTGGGACCAGCTCAGGGACAAACTTAATGGCCCGCTTAATGGCCTTATTAAGGACCAGCCGAGGAACCAGCTTTACGGCGAGGTTAGTGACCAGATTGATTACCAGCTTTTAAGCCAGCTTTTGATCAATCTTAGTGGCCAGCTTAAAAGCCAGCTTGATGAGCAGCTTGATGACCAGCTTTATGATAAGCTTAGTGACAAGTTTAAGGGTCAGCTTAAGGACCAGCTTAAGGATTTGAATCAATCATTATGGATGATTGGTGGATGGGATTACTATTGGTTATCATTTTATAAATTCGCGCAAATCATTGGCGTAAAATATAAAAATCAATCTCATTTAGATGCATACATTAATTATGCAAACGAATGTTCTGGAATGTATGCTTACAAAAACATTGCTTTTTGTTTTGATAGACCAAAAACAAAATTTGATGAGAATAATCTATTGCACTGTGAAGATGATTATGCGATGAAATTTAACGATGGCTATGGCTTTTGTGCATGGCACGGAACAAGAGTACCAGATGATTGGATTTTAAAAAAATCATTAGATGCAAAAACTGTAATAACTTGGGAAAACACAGAACAAAGGAGGGCTGCTTATGAAATTTATGGTTGGGTAAATATATTGTCTGAACTAAATTCGGTTACTATTGATAAAAATAGTGATGACTACCACGGTGAATTGCTTGAAGTCGATATACCAGACATCGGCAAAGAAAAAATACTTAAGTACAAGTGCGGCACTGGCAGGTGGTTTGCGTCTCCTGTATCCCCACACAACAAAACGGCAATACAGGCACAAGCTGAATTGAGAGGATTGCCGGAAGCAATAATAGCAGCATCAAACACACAATTGAGGACATAATATGAGTATATACCCTTTTTACGATAACAAAACAGGACTTACATTCCTTGGCGGAACATCGCCACAAGGAGATTTAGACTGGATACCCATAGAGTCAATACCAAAAAATGCAATAAAGAAGGAGCCTGAAGATGGGCATTATATTTTAGCGCATAGCGAAACAGGGCACCATCATGTTTTAGATAGAGTAAATAACATTAACTATTATCAGTGCGCTAATGATCCTTTCAGTGGGTATCTTGAAGTTATTGAAAATCCAGTTGAATTAAAGCACTTGAGAAGCTTTGATACACATGCGCCGCAGACTATCCCGCCAGGAAAATATTATGTTCCTCGAGGCAGGGAGTATACGCCGCAAGGCTTTAGGAGGACAATTGATTAATGAGAGGTTCGAGCCTGCAATTAATGCTGAAGCTTCACCGCTTAACAAGGAGAAAGATATGTCAAATATTACAGATGTAATTCCACTTCATGATACTAGCATAGCTGACAACAACGCATATCAAATAATGGGTTACACAAACTTTTTCGGAATGAGTTGGGCTGTTTCTAGCGCACCATGCAAAAACCAAGAAATGATAGACGCAGACATTTTAGGCGATCTAGAAGCTCATTATGAAGAGAACAGCAAGACTAAGCAGAAAACGCAACAAGAATCCGCACAATGCCCGCTATTAATGGTTTCATATCCACATAGCCACATGCTTGGTTATGGATTTGGTGGGCCTTTAGGCTGCTAATCACAAACCCATTGCCACCAATCAACTCTGTTGGTGGCACTGCTATATTTTAAGATAAATAAAATATTCAATCATCATCAACATAAATTTACGAATCTAGCTTCCTGTTAATATTATTAATTAAATTCTTGCGAGGGTTTTTCCCTGAATAGTATTTCTCAATAAATTCATTCATACTTTCCCAATCCTCCAGCGGCATTTTTTTGTGCTCATTTCCATTTCTGAGATAGCCATTTATCGTGTGCTGAGACTTTTTGGGCTCAAGAATAGCGCCAATATGCGCCGTATTAATATCAAATAAAAGCATTAGCAATCTCATTGCGCCCTCTGGGGTGTTTAGCATTCTTAGACATTCTTGAGCCACTATTTGTTTTAATTCCATATTCTTTAACTCTCTAAGACTATTTTTAGTTATGATATTTTACTATTTTACAAAGCTTATTCATAGACCTATTATAAAAATATAAAGAGGCGGGATATATAATGAGACAATATTCAGAACAACGCATAATTAGACAGATCCGAGTAATTAAAATTTACGCTAAAAAAAACAAAATAGAGATAGAAGCAGCATTTTCTCTCTGGATATCAAGTGGTTTAGCTGCAAAATATGGAGATTCAATTGATAAAATAAAATCTGGCATGTTGTCTAAAGCAAGTTAAAGCTCAGCAATCTTGGCTAATTTGGAGTTATATGTGAAAGCTATAACTCCAGCATCTCTCTGGTGTTCATTCGTCCTTTTATCCCATTTTGTTATATCTTTAAACTTCTTGGCGTTCCACTTTGTCCCACCTCTTAATGGTTTTATAAAATAAACACTGACACGCTTTTGATCACTTAACTTGTGTCTAGCCCATTCTTGCCATAAACTACATATTACTTTAATAGCGCCGGCCCCCTGAGCTGTAGCCGCAGCATAATATTTAGATGCGCCGCGTTTTCTAGCATCTTCTATTAATACAGATATTTCATTAGCTAAAGACATAACTATTATTTTTTCAACATAATCAAAAGCATAATTATGATGCATCGAAACAAGATCTATTATCCTGCCCTTCTCTACTATGCATATACCTGTTGTTGTGCCTGGGTCTATTCCGATGATTGTTCTGATGTTTTTCTCCCGTAAGTGAAATGTTTCCTTATATAGTCTATATCAACACACTTTGCTTTACTTGAAAGATTAGCTTTTATTAGCCATTCCTGGGGCTTGTGATCCATCGATAATGTGTTGCTTTTGTTTGCTTCCCGCTCTGGGTTTTCAGGTATTTCATCATAAAACCCTTCATCTCTTAGCCAGCGCTCAATTGCTGGAAATTCCTTTGCAAAGATCCCGCTTTTTTTACATCTAGCAATAAATTTTAACCGTTTAACTAGCCCAAGCATTATATCGCCAGATTTGCTTTGCTTTTTAGCGAAGATCTCAGATGCCTTTTTCTTATTTGATCGGGCACGAACTAAAGATGGAACCCTGCTCCAAAACTCATCGAACTTTTTTTGATCTAATTTAACTGTTTTGA